ACGTTTTAAATCCTCGATTTGCTTCTTAATGCTTTCAGGTAAGAATGGATTATCACGATAGGTTGACTTAATTAAGATGCTTTCGTCTTTCGGTAACTCATATAACCAACTTGAAGATTCCGATGGGTTATAGTCAAATATTAACTTAAACTCGGTTCGCATATTTAACTGCGTGAAGTCATCGTAATACAATTCGTTTGCTTCATTACACCAAGCGATATCACGTTTACGACCTCGTATCTTTTGTTCATCGTCAACCGAAAAGAATTCAACGATTGATCCATTATCGAACGTGTAGATATGTTCCGATTTGTTATGTCGTTCCTGTGAATAGATGTTAAGTTCTTTTAGGATTTCGAAGAAGTCACGCATAACCGTTGCTCGTAATGCGGGAAATGTTTTCCGAATAATGCTAACAACCTTCTGCGGATTTTGTAAACTATAAACGATTAGTAATTGACAAAGCGAATAGGTCTTACTTGAACGTGAACCACCCTCGTTTATGACGAAACGCACCCCATTGTTCTGAAGTGCGCTATAGTTCTTTTGGAATATATTAGTCGCTTGGATTTGCATTTACAATCGTAACTTGAATATCTCGCATAGTTTCACCATTCGTAGTATGGTCGATGCTTTCTTTTGGTTTACCTACCGCTCTACTTAAAAGCGTTTCTATTGAATATAAGCTACCTTTTTCAAGTGACTTTCTTAAAGCGTTTGCAATGGTCTTTTCAAGTATCGTTGCTTTTGGATTTTGCCATACCTCTTTTAGTTCGTCTAAGTCCATTGAAATCATTACAAGAATACAATCGTTAATTTCTGAATTCTTATAACCTTGTTCCTTTAATGCTGAAACATATTTCTTAGGTCTTCCGTTTGGGTTTCCGCTTTCGCCTTTTTCCCAACGTGGTTTTAAATTATCTTCTTTACTCATCTCGGTGTAATTTCGGTGTTTATTTTAATTCAAAACTTGCTGTTATTCTTTCTTTAGAATTATTTGCTTTATTATTATTTCCGTGTATTATTCCTGTATCTGCTTTTAATCTTCCATAATGTTTACAAATCCATTGATTTGATTTTTTTAAAGCGTTTATTAAACTTGGTGCAGAAGTAACTATCGTGTAACGCCATTTGTCTCTTTTATATAATTTACCTACTTCATTTAATAATTTTAATCCTATTCCTGCTCCTTGATAATCGGGTAATATAACTAATCTATGAACTTTTTTAATTGTTTTAGCTTTTGGATGAGGTAAATGTAAAACGCTTAAAAAACCTGCAACTTCATCGTTAACGGTTGCTATAAATACATTTGCAGCGTTGTTATGTGAATGACTTAAATAGTGGTGCTTAGCAAACATTTTCCAAATTGATTTATCTCCGTAATTGAATATTTCAAATTTAATTTTTGGTCTATTTTTTTTTTGCCCTTCAAAACTTTGAAAGGTCATTGTATCGGTATTAAATACCCAATCAGGCAATAACCAATCTTGAACATCAAAATGACAAGTTACTGCTATAAATTTTTTATTCGTCTTTCTAATTGCTTTCTGCATAGCAAAAGAGCCTATTTGAGCAACGTTTCTATCCACTACGCTTGTAAATTCATCAAATACAAATAGTTCGTTTTTTTCTAAAATAGCACGTGCTAAATCAACTCGCATTTTTTGTCCATTGCTTAATACTGAATAAGGTTTTAACCAACTTGGTGGACTTGAAAAACCAACTGAATTAAAAGCAGATGTTATTTGTTCAACGCTACATTCTTTTGGCATATCATCTAAAACAGTTTCAGCAGTATATTCATAAGATGTTATATAAGCATCTTCAAATAATTGTTTTGCTATTGTAGTTTTTCCTGTTCCGCTTTTTCCTACAATTAAACCTATTTGCCAATTATAAGGAATATCAATATCTCCCTTAAAATGTTCTACAATATTTTCAGATTGCAAATCAAATTTACCAATTACTGAAGCAACCCTAAAAGTTTTAGTTGGCTTTACTTCTTTTATAATGTCAAAAGTCGGCATTCGTAACCTTGTTCTATTAATTTGTTATAACTATTTTCTTGATGTTCTTCGTCTTTACATACAATTTCTATTCTATATAAATTATCTATTGTACTTGACAAATCTTTTAATTCAGTTTCATCGTCTTTAAATATAGGAACATCTAAACCCCAATCGTCTAACTTTTCCGCATCCCATTCATTTGCTAAACTATCCCAATCCCATTCACCAAAACCTACGTTGTCTTTAATTAAAAATTCGTTTTTTTGTTCCTCCGTCCATTCGTCTGCTACTATAATCGGAATCTCTTTTAATCCTATCTCTTTACAGGCTTTTAAACGCATATTACCACCCAAGACAACGTATTTATTATCTACGTCAGTAAAAACCACTAACGGGCGTTTATTTAGCATATCGGGGAACTCTTGGATAGACTTAACTAACTTTTGAAATTTTCCGTCTTTTATTATTCTTGGGTTCTTTGGGTTTGGTTTAACCTCACTTATCTTAACTAATTTCATTTAATTAGGGTTATATTTATAACTTTCAAATTCGTGTTTTTCTACTGCGTGAATTTCCAATGAGTATAATCGGTAGTCTATAAACACACAATAGTTTATTTCAGCAACTTTCATAATTAATCTTAAAGCATTCCATTCGCTTTTATGCTTACTTGGATTCATAAACACGATGTAATAGTCGCTTTTTAAATAAACGCTATTCACTTTTTCTTCTTCGTCTTTTTGGCTTTTCTTCGATAGGTTCTTCGGTTTCTTCTTGTTCTATTCCCGTGTAACTTATTGCTTCAGGTTCAAACAAGTAACCTAATCCGATTGACTGATAGTAACTAAATCGTTTAGGGTCAAGTTTATCAACTTCAATTCGTCTTTGTCCCAATACGGAATCATATTTAATAATTACTTTCCCTTTGTGTTCGTCTTTAATTTTCATTTTCAAGTTTTATTCGTTTCAAATCTTCTTTTATTTCTTTAATCCAATAATGCGCTGTAACGTACGGAAGGTTGAAGTACTTACCCATTGCTCTTGAAGTAGTGTAACCTTTATCGTAGTATGCTTCAAATATAATTAACTTAATTCTATCTTGAATCGTGTTTCTATAAATTTCAATGCAGGATTTATGAAGTTGATATTTGCGCTCCTGTTCTATCTTATATATTAAATCGCTATCGTCATTTGTTTCGTTATTCGTGTATTCCATAGCCGTGACTGATTCGTCTTTATTCGATTGTGAAGTGTTCCACAATATTTGCTTTTTGATTGTGTTAAGAAGATAGCTTTTAACTTCGTTTTCCGTGTTTATATCGGGGTTTAAATCTACTAAGTAAAGATAAGCGTTATTGATTACTACATCGGCTGTTATGGTGCTATTCATTCGCACCAAAAAATAATTTGTGTATTTGCGTATTTCAGCGTAATTCGTGTTTATATACCGGTCAAGAATTGTTTTCAAACCACGACATAAAATCTTTGAACCATACCCGCCTACGAACGTTGGAGCAAAAACATTCTCCATCCTTTTTTCCCGTTTTTAGTTCCTTAATCTTTTTTAACTTATTCAAGCTAACCTTTGAATATTTAATTACATCTGCTGAAGCGTTTATCTCGTTGATTACTTCAAGTTCAATTTGTTCAAACATATATCTACGATAAAAGCAATTAAAGCAGCTAAACAAGCATATTGAAAGCTACCTGAATAAATTAACGTTGACCAAAACGACCAACATTTCCAACACCCTAAAGACGAATGAATATAGTTAGATAAGTGAGTAACCTTTAGTTGGGTAAATATAAAATCAAAAAGCAGCTGCAGGGGTTCGAAGTTAACAAACCACCAAGCAACTGCTATAATCAGTATTAAATTCATAGCCTAATTTTCGGCTAATTTATACAATTTTTTTTGATAGTTCAACAAACGACCTAAACCACGAGCGCAAGTGTCTAACCTATAAACGTATTTATCCGCTAATTCGTGTAACAAACCTTTCTTACAAGTCATTATCATATCTGAATGTAATCGCATTCGTGTTTGCATCCCTTGAATCATATCTTCTATTATTCCCATACGGTCTTCTACTTCGTCTTTATCTATCGCTACTCCTTTACCGTCGCACGACATACAAGTAAAGTCAACAGGGTTTTGTTCGTAAGGGATATGAGTATCGTTTAAATCGATTGTTACATAACCATCTCCATCACATTCAGGGCAATTCATAAATAAATTTTTCATAATAAATAGTTTTAATTGTTGAACAAATATAATTATATTTTTTAATATAACAACAAAAAGAATAAAAAAAAGCGGAATTTTTTACGTTCCGCCTTAAAATTTACTTACTGAAGAACTCCCCAAGCCTTTCAATTGACTTACTCGATAGGTTACTTCCGCTCATGAATTTATGTAAGTTAGGTTGTCTTATACCTACTTCTTTTGAAAAAGCGTTTAAGCTGATTTCGTGTTTTTGTAGGTAGTGTTTAACCATTGCCCGTGTTACTTCATTCGCTTCGCTTAACACTTTTGCCTGCTCTCTCATAAGTTACCTAAAAAATCATCAAAACCTTTATTGTTATAACTTGGTCTGCCTGTTGGCTTTGCTTGTTCCTGAACGGGTTTAAAACTTAGACTTTGAAATTTTCCGTTTTTACCTTCCTTAATCCAAGAAGACACATAATACTCTACTCCGTTAATCGTAGCTTTCCCGTTGTAATGCGGATGCGTTTCCTTTTCTCGCTTGTCGTTAGTAAATAACGCTCCGCTGTTTTCTCTTTTTTCCATTTTTACTTTGTTTTAATATATAATCGTTTAAATCTTTCAACCGAACAGCAGAACTCCGTTATAGGGTTCGCTTCATATTGCCTTATTGTTTCATACCAAAGTTTATCTTTTTTTAAATCTTTGATTTGCACTATTTGGTCTCGGGTCGTGTTTTTGTAGTAACCCATTATTTTTAAATCTTCACTCATAATTCTTGGATTAAATTGTTATAATATACTCTTGCTAACTCTATTCGTTCTTTAATTTGTTCTATTACGCTTTCGTCTTTTGCTATTTTAAAGACTTTTAAGCGCTTTTCTTTTGGTATGTGATTAAAGTTATGTTTCTTCTGCACAAAATCTCTTACATCTAAACTTTCATCTATTAACCCTTGCTTCCAATGTTCACGCCTAACCTCATCTTCTACGATTTGAAAAGGTGTATTTACTAAGCAATAACATAATAACGCTTCTTCTTTACCCGACAACCACATATAACCTTGTAATTGGTAGTAGTAATCTTTGTTAGGGCATTCAGTCTCGAAAAAAGGAAACGTTGTAGCATCCCAAGAACACTTGACATCTAAAAGAATTTCATTCGTGTTTACGTCGGGAGTTCCTGTTAAGTAGTCATTGGTTAGATTCTCGTCATTCTTGTAGATAAAACCTAAATCAAGAACATCGTTAACCAATTCGATTCCTTCATCTTCTACTTCGTTACCTTTGTCCGTGTACCTGCTCCAAAACTCCTTACGGATTCCGTATTTATGTTCGATTGCAAGTTCCTGAATGTAGGTCTTTGTAGTTTTAGAAAGAACCTCCCCTTTTGTTTTGGGGAGACTCATAATTTTGCCTATTTGTGATGCTCTTATTTTCATTAGTATCTAAGGCTAACTTTGTTTCTATTTCTATAATTATAAACATCTTCAATTAATGTTTTATATTGCTCACGATTAGCACAATCAACTAATGCTGTTGGTTGTAATCTTATTTTGTGCATAAAATCATTAAAATCAAAGTTTTTATTTTGAAATAAACCTATCAATGTACCAACAAAAGCACTTCTGTTATATCCTAAGTAATAAGGTTTTATCATTCGTATTTTGTTTGCCCATTCTTTTGCTAATTCAAAATCTTTTCCATTCCAAGTCCCTTCCTCAAATATTTCTTTTAGATTTACTATTTTACCTTCTCTAAATTTATTAGCAAGATTATTTAAATTACCGCCACCTGTTACATTTGAACACATTGCTATACAATCATTAAAAGTATAATCATCATTTTTATTTACAAATTCTCGGAGCTTAATATAAGATTCAATTCCCATATTAGCGTATCCTTCCATAAAATCTTTTTTAGTCCAATTCTTTTGGTTAAGATTTAATGTATGAACTTCATTTAACGAATATCCATTTACAATAATGTAGTAAACAAACGATTCAGCTTCTTTAGCAGCCATTAAACGATGTTGACCGTCTATTACTTCCATTCGTTCATTAACTAAAATTGGGTTACACTTCATTCCATAAACACGAATTGAATCAGCTAATCGATTAATGTGTTGTAAATTTGGAACCCTGTTTCCGTCAATCTGTTTAAAGATTGATAAATCACTTGTTTGATAAACCTTGTTTACCTCTTTTCCTGTTTGCACGTGGTTACTGTACTTCGCCATTGGTGCTGCTGTTGTGTTATACATAGCTTTTAATTATATAAGTAATAATGCTTTTTGTTGAACTTCAGTTAATTCAAACTTTGCTTGTAGCTCTTCGGCTGTAAATTCACCGTTACGGATAGCTTCTACTGCTTTTAAGAATCGTTCACCTTGTATGGTTTGTTTTTGTTTGCTTTTTTCTTCTTCTAATCTTTCAGCAAATTTCTTTGGTTCCGTCTTTATGGGTTTTACTTGTTCTCCAGCTGCGTCAACATCTTTGTCAGTTACAATACCTAAAATCGAAGAAAGTGCGTAACGTCTTAAATAAGTAATTGCAGAACCTAAAACTTGAAAATCATTCATTCCTTTTAATTGTACTCCTTGCGGAATATCTGTTTGGCTGTCTATTTGTTCACCGCTTTCGCAATGAAACAATACAGTTACTATTTGTTGACCGTTAATTAGTTGGGTAAATCCTAATCCGTGTTTTTGTAATAACGGGTTAATCACTTCAAAGATTTTCGGAAGGTCAGCATACGAATATCCGTAACCTTGCGTTCCTTTGTGAATTACTGGCACTTCCTGCTGAAATGCTGCTAAACTTTTAAATAGGTTTTTCATAATATAAATTTTAATTGTTTGACAAATATAACTATTCTTTTTAATATAACAATAGATAAATAAAAAATATGTAAATTAATTTATTATAACAAAGTATAAACGCAATTAAAACTGCGCCTATACAACTGTTATAAAAATTTTTTAAGACCATTCGCACATCGTTCTATGCTGTTTGCTCGTTCCTGAAGGCTTTGAATTTGTTCTTGGATAGTTTGCTTACAATCACTTGTGAAATAGCCGTTAGAAGTAGCTATCAGCGGAATAATGCCATTTGTACGAATGTAGTTAACTATTTTACGCAAACGAACACCAGTCATTTTAATTTTATAACCTCGTGCTAAAAGATATTCGTTTAATCGGGTTACAATCAATTCCGACTTAATAGGGTTCGCCTTTTTGTAGTTTCGGAAACCGTGAACAACAATAGGCAAAATCTCCATTTCTTCGCTTGTAAGTTCGTGTGTGAACTCTTCAAAATTTGTTACGCTCATAATTTAAGTTTTAATTGTTGGTTCAAAAGTAATTATATTTTTTAATATAACTACAATTCTTTTGTCTTTTTTTTATAGGTATTAATTATTTCTTTGAGTTCATCCTTTGTAAACTTTCGTGTTTTCCTTGCTTCTGCTTCTAATTCGTGATAACTTTCAATTCCGATTTTATGTATTAAGTTTCTTTGATATTC